TGATATAGGTATTAATAATTTCTCTAATGAAACCTTATACCAAAAATATCAAGACTTGCTAGAGCTTTAGCCCCAAAACCTTTGACACTGGAATAATAAACTCTTCTGAGAACTCTTGCTTTAGGTTGCCAAGGGTCATAAATGTTGCCTTACTATCTCTAATAAATTCAATGTTGGTTTTAAGTTCCTGAATTTTAAGGTTAGTGTGTTTTAATATATAAAAAGATAGCCACAGGTCATCAATAATCCAGTACTCTTCTGGACAATCAAAAAAGTCATCATTAAGAAATAAGCTTGAATGGCATATTAATCCGCCCGTTCCTGCATAATTGCCACATTCGCCCTGCTCTAACTTAACCTTGCTATTATAAATCTTTTCAACCATGTGGGCCCAAAAGCTTTTTACCTTATCAGGCTCATATTGATCATAGCAATCTTGTATAAATGTATCTGAAAGAATCTCATCATCATCAATAAAGATTATCTTTTCATATCCTTGTTCAGCTAACTCTCTTGCTAATATAAATCTACTAAATTGTTTAAATTCATTCTCGTAGTTATGTACAGTTACATCTATACCGTTGCCATATTTTTCAAGATGCTTTAATAATTTCTCATGTCTGTTAGAGTTATCAATTATATAAAAACTAAAGTCTTTGTTGGTTTGTCTTTTTATGCAGCTCAAAGTAATCTTAAGGTTTTCAAACCTTACATAAGTACACATTATCAGAGCTGTTTTTGACATATATTTTAATTATAGCAGAAAGAGGGCCAGCCCAGTTGTGGACTGACCCCCTATAAGCAACTACTACTTTGCAGCTTTCTTAGCAGCCTTCTTTACAGGTGCCTTAGCAGCCTTTAGAGCCTTATCTACCTCTTTAGCATCTGGCAAGATACCAAAAGCCTTGTCATTAGGATTGATTGCTCTGATTGCAACTGGCGCTAGTGCAGCAACAAGTGCTGTCCATAGATCCTTTGGATCTGTTACGCCTGCCATGTATAGTGCAAGGCCTGATGCAAGAACTGATCTTCCGTATGATGCAATTAGTGCCTTAATTTGTTCTGTATTCATAATTTTCCTCCTAGGATATTACGTTTGTTAGTACTGTAAAGCCAATCCATAGACCAATAATTCCTGCGACTCCCGCAAAAACTGGTGGTGCTGGTACTGGCAATTTGAATGCAGCAAATACTACGCCACATCCAAAACCTGTTAGTGTTGATAATAATATATCTTTCACTTTGTTTCCTCCTTTGGCAAAAGCTTTTTAAGTTCTTTATAAGATGTTGAGATATTTTTCATAGCAGCAAAATCTGGTCGTCCCATAGATAGGGCTTCTCCATACTCATCAAAATATGATATGTCTGCATCAACATCACTAACAAACTTATTTAGCCCAGACTGAACTGTTTCAATATATTCATAGGCCCAGTCACGAGAATCAGAAAGAAACTTTATAAAGCTTTCCTTGTGTACATTGTTATCTATCTTATGATCTTCTTTTAAAGACATCATTGATTCAATCTTTGAGTATGCCATTAAAATAGTCTTCATTTTTTTACGCATCTTTAATATCTTAATTGAAAGCATAAGAGAAAGCAAGGTTACGATACCTACAAAACCACTGAGTACATATACAATATATGTATTGTTCATTTATTTCACAGCCTCTCTTGTAACAAGCACGATTGCGCCTTCCATCTCTAAAGCATTCTTTAATTGTACAACGTACTTTAATGCCTCTATCTTTTCATCATGACCCATAGGTATAAAGTCATACTCATCTAACTTTATAGTAAGAAAGTGTTCGTTATCTATAAGTTCCACACCAAAGTTTTTAGGAGCAGGTATTGAATGAAAAGCTCTACGCATTGAGTCTGTATACATTACTTGTCATCCTTTTTATCTACATAATGGAAAAGTTCTTCAAGTGATTCCCAACCCATGTCCTGAGTTAACTCTAATGCTGCCATAAATATATCCCATGTCTCATGAACATATTGTTTAGCAAGATGGCTTGGTTCTACCAATTCATTATCAATTAAGAATGCAATAGGCAAACCAATATCATTGTACTCAATGAAGTCCTTAAAATATTTATCAGACTTATAGTCCATCCACAACTCACCAAGTATTGAACACATTGCTTCAAAGCTTGTTAGTTGTTCTCCATTGTTAGAGATTTCCACATTTCACCCCACTTTTCTTTTGTCCTGTGTTTACTAAACTCTCTTGATATTTCGCCATTCTCTAAGTATATACCACCCCAGACTCCCCATTCCTTACCTGATACCCCGTTGGCAAAACATGTTTTTTGCATTGGGCAGGCCTGGCATAGGTTGTCTATGATTGGTCTAACAAGCTCATCATCTTCATATTTATCAAAAAATAAATTTGTATCCATATCAAAGCAAGCACCTTCGTCTTTCCATAAGTGTTGCTTCATATTTATACCTTATATCTATTTGGAATATCCCAGCCGTTGTGATCAGGTACAAATCTTTTTGCCAAAAACCATTTACCCTTACGACGAATGCCATTAACTGCAGTTTTTGCAATATCAGACTGCTTGGTTTCTACTACCGTCCAACCATCCCAATATAGGTTATAGTTCTTTGCGACAATTTTTTCCATTACTGCTAAATCTTTTACAATCATTTTTACCCCTTTAGTATCTGAAAATTCCAACTTCAACATTATTTTTTTCAGCAACTGCAATCAGTTTTGATACAGGTTGCTGTGGCTTACTTAGAAAAGCAAGGTAGTTAACATTGCCCATGTTCTCTTCAATCCAAGAATTAGGTACCTTAAAGAACTTTATCTTTCTACCACGAGCTTTCATTCCTCTTTCTGATAGGTTACAAAATTCAGAAACAAAAGAGTTAATGGCTGCAGGTCCTGCAGAATACACTGTAAACTCTTTATCTCCATCTTTCATTCCAGAAAGGGCAACACTCATAGCACGAAGGAAGACTTGATAATCATCAAAGTCAGCTGTTCCATGTACTGCTACTATCATCAGAATTTCCATTTCTTAAGCTATCCAAAATGAATAGCATCTTATCAATATCCCGCTTTGACATATTGTTTGTATCAACTGGCCTAACTGTTTCTGGATTCACTGATCCTTCTTCTGTGTCAGCCACGTAAAACATATTGCCATGAACCCAATATGCTTGATCTTCTATAATTAATACCTTGACAGTATTATTACTCAAATGCTTTCTTGCCTGAGAAGGCTGCTTTGGTAGTTCAAAAAGATCTTTAGGAATAAAATTTTTTACTATTTGGTGTATATCACTTTGGCGATAAACAACTTTAGTAAAATATCTTCTACTCTTTTTTACACTTAATATAATTATAGAGCATACGATTGCTATTGTCAAGCCAAGAACTAAAAACAATATCATTTTTACCCCTTAAAATTAAATGGGCTTGCTTGCCAAAACTTCTTTTCTCTTTCAACAATGGCACGAGACCATGCAAAACCAGCATCCCCGCCCCAGGCATTCCACATTATTTTTCCGTTAGATGGCTTGTCCCAATCTTTTCCTTGCTTGTCTACTTCGTGACGGGAAAAGAAAGAGTACATTCTCTTAACAGTATCAAGAGACATAGATGCACCATTAACAATATCAGTTGCTCTACCCCAGCCAACAGGAGTTCCAGCACCAGTGGCTAAACCATCTTCTTTCCACTTTAAAGCACGACGAGCTGCTGCCTTCATGCCTTCATTAGGTGAGTATGTATCTGCCATTACTTATCTTTCTTTGGATGCTTAACTTCGTATGGACCAATAATAGATTTAACTGTACCGTTTTTATTCATACGTATAATTTTTCCATCCTTAATTTGTGTTGCATTAAATGATTTTGCTTTTTTCTTTGGCATTATTTTAAAAATCCATTCCAAAAGTTATCTGATCCTAATTCTTTTTCAGACTTATAAGTTCCACCACGGCGCTTGTATTCTTGTACTACCCAAGAATTTGCTACAGCAGAAGGATAAACTTCAAACTTATCTTTTGCTGCTTGAACAACTCTTGCATATAGCTTTGGATTTGATGGATTGCTACCACCACTGCGTGGCTTAATAATGTTTGCATAATTAGGCTTTTCTGCTTTACCAACTTCTGAATCATACATTGCCATAGCAACTTCTGAATCTACTGCAGGAATTGGAGAGCATACTGGACAGTTTTCACAATCTACATTAAGTGCTTCACATGTAGGGCATCCACAGTCTTGATAACCATTTGCAACAACTTCTATTTCTAATGCAAGTGGCTCAATCTTAGTTACCATCTTTGCTTCTGCACCTACTAAGTATGCTGATTCTTCCCAGATACCTTCATCTTCTTCAAGTTCAAGTGTGCGAACCAAGACTACTGGATTTTCCATGGAAGCTTCAAGAGCATAATCAGATGTAGCAACTCCAAACATTCCTTCAGTCATTACATATTGAACAATACCAACGTGAGTTTCATCTTCACATACACAAATAACGAAGTCACCCTCTGCAACCATATCCTTTAATAGTGTTGTTGTATCTATTGCCTTCATAGCACGATATCTCTTCTTCTTACCCTTTGGCATTACGCCTGGCTTCTTCATTCCAGCTTTAGGGTTAACGGCTTCTGATGGATTCTCAGGATTGCCTGAAGACTCAATTGCTGCCTCAGCTTTATTAATACATTCATGTGACATGGTAAACCTCCTTGGTTATACATTGATTATATCAGAATTCTTTGGTATAGATGGCTCTTTTTAGTTCTTGCAGTGACCATCTTTCCTGCTTGGAAAGCTTTGAAGTCTCTTCTGGGTCATTTGATTTAGGTGTAAGTGAGATTAATGGGTCATCACTCAGGAAGTCTATATTCACATACCCTTTTTCCCAGAGAACCATGAGCTCATCATTGACAAAGTTTAGGTGGTCATTATATAACTCAGGCATAAGATCTTTCGCCTTTAGAGTAAAGGAATATAGCATTTCTCCAGTTTCAGGGTCAACTCCAGCAACCTCTAGTCCGCCCTCAAGAATAAGATTGTCTATGATCTTGCTAATTGAATCATCATCAAACATTTACAAAGTCTAAAAACTCTTGACGAGTTTTTGCCCCGTTCATTCTTTTAACTTCTTTTCCATCTTCAATCAATACATATGTTGGAACTGACCTGATGCCAAACTCTTCTAATAGTTTAATCTCTGTATCTGCATCAACAAATATAAAATCAATAAGACCTTCTCGCTTTAATTCATCAGCAATTGGTCTGGTACGCTGGCAAGGATTACACCAATCAGCAGTAAAATAAAGTACGTGTGTCACTTACCAGACTTCTTTCTAGCTTTTAGAAGTGCATCAAAGTCTTTAACCTTAGTATCTCCCATGTATCCCCATGCATAACCATCATTGATCATCATGTCATTAAGTGATACGGTGTCTCCATTTACATATACCCAGCCTAAAATGCGACCATACTTCTCAGATGAGTCCATCTTCTCAGTTTTAATTACAACAGACTTTGCATCTTTTAGAGACTTTTTTAGATACTCTTTAGCTTCTAAGCCAAGTGCCTTCTCAGCAAGATCCTTTGTGCGTGATTCAGGAGTATCAATACCAGCTAATCTTACACGGGACTGAAACAAAATATCAAACCCTAAATCAATAAGAACGTCAATGGTATCTCCATCTACTACATTCTCTACCTTGCGTACATAGTATTCATACATTATTTATACCGCCAGCTTTTCTCGTTCATCTACAACGGTAATAGCAAAAGACATCATATTCTTGTATCCTTTTGGATTATTCATAATCTTATTGTAATGGTGACCACAAAACATTAAATCTCCAGATAAACCAGTTACCTTAACAAGTGCTTCTGATGGACATGAATCACAACGATCTGTTGCTTTTAATAACCATTCTTTTTCAATAACTTCTTCTGTAAGTGTCATGTTCATAGTATACCGCTACTTTCTGTTATCAGTGGAATAGAATCCACTACCGTTGAATACTGCTGTTATATTAGAGTATACACGTTCCAGTGGTAGAGTGCAAGTTTCACACTCATACCCTGGATCGTTTTCTTTAATAGATCTTTGCTTGATTACAATTTCAGAACATTGTCCTGTACATTTGTATTCATAAACTGGCAATTACTTAACCTGATTTCCTTTGCTACCGCCAGAAGACTTCTTTACTACTGGCTTTGCTGATTTCTTTGCAACATCTGCTGATGTAGCTTTAACTGGTGTAGGTGTTGCTGCCAACTTATTTAGTAGTGGAGCATTTTCTTCACCAGTGTAAACTGGACGACCCCAACCAATTACAGCATTAACCAACTTCTTCTTGTTGTTCTTTACATAACCACGAGTCTTTTCTACACACATTCCGCCATTGCGCTGGTCTCCCTTTGCAGTTCCTGAAGTGTTTCCTTCAATAACTTGAATTGTTCCATCACCGTTGTTCTTAATGCAAAGACCAACATGTGAAATACGATTTACACCATCTTCTGGGAAATCAAAAAAGATCCAGTCTCCTGCAGTTGGGTCATCATTACGAGCATCTGACCAACGGCCTTCCTTCTTAAACTGATCTGATGCTGCTACTGTTGAAGCAGACTTTGGAAACTTTGCTACCCCTGCAGTAAATGCACACCAAGAAACGAATGACTGGCACCATGGTTGGAAGTTTACCTTCATCCATGCTCCATACTTTGTTTCATTATCTTTTGGACCCTCAATGGTTCCTAGTTCTTTCTTTGCAACCTCAATGATTGCCTCTACTGACCCTTTAATTGCCATTTCACCCTCCTATAGGTATCTATCTATTATAGCATTAGGAGGCTTTGTGTGTCAAACGGTTTTGGGTATTTAATTAAATTTTTTCCCATACCGCCTGTAGGCATTTGGTACAGAAATTATCATATGAATCCTTAATAAGATTTTTTCTATCTTGTCCCTGCCATATTTCTTTTAGACTTTTTTCATGAATATTTGCATATACTGTTTCATATCCAAAATCAGCACAGCATAAATATACATTCCCTACAGATGATATAAATAAATGATGGTCTGGATACTTCCATCTACATCCAACTACTTTTCTTGGGGTAGGATCATTTCTCATTACATCTTGGTTTGAAAGAACATTTGATTTTTCTAAGTGCTGCGTCCTATCAGACAATCTTAGTTGTTCTATTATTGCAAACTTAGGAAATAGATTTTTCATTTCATCTACTATTTGCCTAAAGGTTCCACTATCTGGATCTAAATTATATACAGGAGCTTTATCTAATATTTTTACCCATCCACCATTTTCTTCAAGACTAGTCTCATCATATCCATTAACCTGTAATTTAAAATTTCCTGATTCATAAAGCCAGTCTATTTTTTGTTCTGCATACTTTAAATTGTTTACCATTTTATCAAATAGCTTAACATTAAAACCAGTGAACTCAGACCATTGCTCTGCTTTTGCAGATGGTATGTTTAGTATTATTTGAATAATAATATCTGAGTACTTTGCAAGTATATCTGTTTTATTTTTTGTAAGATTAACACCATTTGTAAATATAACTATCTTAATATTGTATTTTCTATGAAGTTCTAACATTTCTTCAAAATGTGGATATAGCAGTATCTCGTTAAAGTGTATAGGATTGTTAACAATTTGATAATCTGGGTCTACAAAATCTCCTACACCATTTCTTAGCTGAATAAAGATATCTTCAATTGTTTCTAATGACATGTTAGAAATATTTTCTTTTGGGTTGCCAGCATAAGCAACTGGACAAAACCAACATTTTGCATTGCACAGTCCATTAGGATCTATATTAATGTGTCTTATCATTTTTTTCTGTTGTTCCGTTTCTTCTTATATGAGTTCTTACTCTATGGCAATTTGAACAAACTATATCACACTTTGCTATTTCTTTTTTAATTGCTGCCCAAGAAAATCCATCATGCACCATTCTTGAAACATTATATTTCTTATCGTGCAAGTGGTCAAAATCCAATACTATTGGATTAGTAATGCCACAATCTGAACAACCAGATGTTTCTTTTATGTCTGACAGTTTCTTTTTAAACTGCTGCTTATTGTAGTGAACCAACTCTTTGTCAGTCATAGGCTTTAAGTATATCAACTAATATTAAAGCCCCACACAGGCAATTCACCTGACTTGCGCCACG